GTCCATAGGAACATCATTATCGTCAAGTTGTTGTACTGCTTCTCTGAAAGCTAAGTCAGTAAACAAGTCAGTTGCAGCTACAGTATCAACTGCATAAGCAGCCAATCCATTAGCAGCATCAATGTAGAAACTGTTAGAGTGAACAAAGTCAGAACCTGACCCATTGTCATCTCCAAAAGTTTTAGCTAACAAGCCTATGTCAGAATCTAATTGTGTTGCTAAAGCATATCCAGCATCTTCGGTGTAGAAACTACGAAGTGAAGGTTGTGCTTGAACATCAACAATATCTTCAATTAAGCGTGAGTATTCAAAGTGCTTGTTAATTGCTACTTGTACTTCGCCTTCAGTAGCTGCAATCAGAGTTACCTCTGTGTTAGCTGCTTTAGCAGAAGCAGAGCCACGAGTAGGTTTAGGGATATGAATTGTATCTCCCTTCTTTCCACTGTGATTCATTTTGTTAATTAAGTTCGCGAGAACCAAATTTTTCTTGTAACCAGCGATGATCTCATCAGACCAAATCTCTGGTATAAAAGTAGCCGCTGTAGTAGTGGTTACTTGATTAGTACCTAATCCCATTTTACTATTCCTTTAGTTTGAGTTTATTTTACCCTCCCTTCAGCATAAGCCTTGTCAAACACATCAACATTTGCTTGATACCTCTGGGGGTCGTTAATCATTAAATTAACTATCTCAGAACGTCTATAGATTTTTCTGGACATTGGTTCACCAGAACCTTTGCCACCTGTAGATGCTGCTTTAACCTGTAGCTTACGATCTTTTTCGTTAAGACTTTCAGTCTTTTCAACTACTCCCTTAATTTCTTTCCAATTAGAAAGAAGTTCATCAGCAGCATTAAAATCGTATTTGTCGGCTCTATGATACAGTTCAGTACGAACAGTAGATGATTTAATCCAATCTACAAAGTTTTGGTTTTTAATAATTTCTTCATAGTCTGGGTGTTTTTCACCAATTTGTTTTAGAACTACTTGCTGTTGTTGCTTAGCAAGCATTTCTTTCATCTGAATTATTGTGTCACTGCTTTCTACAGCTTTACTAACAGAACCTTTAGGATCATCATAAAAATCTAATTCTGGTTCTTCTTCTTTTGTGGGGCTTTTGGCATCTTCACTAATTTTAACCTTGACCAACTCGTCAACTGCTTTACGAAGGTCGCCTACTTCTGAACTCTGTTTACCCAGTAGCTTTTCAGCTTCTTGGTGCATACGAACAATATCTTCCAGCGATTTATCTTTGTACTTATCTGGTATATCAGATGTTGTTGTTTCAGTTTCGTTAGCTTCCTGTTCTGGTTCCTCTGTGGGTTTTTCCATTTCTTCAGAAAGTGATACAAGTTCTTCGTTTTCTTCTAAATTAACTTCTTGGTTATCAAGGGGATTTATTGTTCTAGCCATTTAATGATCTCCGTACCTTTAGGTATTATGGAATTAAGTTATACTTGAGCAGCCTTCTCATGTTCTTTCGCCCATCTGTCAGTATGAATACTTAACTTTAAACGAACAGGAGAGATTAGCCGCTTGCTTGGTTCACCACAAACAGAACAAATTGCTTCCTTTATATTAGGTTTGACAAACAGTTCTTCGGTGTGTTGATTTACACAAGAAAAATCATATAATCTATACATAATATTTCTTATTGTAAATTAGTTGATTGGTAAGATTGATCTTCTTCGTTGCTTTCATAAGCATTGGTTACAGAGTCTTTCCAATTTAAAATTTGATTTAACATACTCAATTTGCCTTGAATTAAATGTAACTCTTTGGCATCTTCTAAATTTAGTATATCTATTGAGTCTGCTGTTTCCTCTAATTCTTTTATTAGTTGTTTCCAACCATCATGCTGAAATAGAGAAAAATAATTTTCAAAATAATCTTGTAATTCTTTATCCATCTTGGAGAACTCCTTGTGTCCGATTATAACATTTTATGTTAAAAATGTCAAGCACTATTTTTTTAGGTTTGTCAAGCATTATTTTTATTTTCTTGCATTTGAGCAGAAACAATATCTAGTTTATTATTAATTTCTTGCTCTCTAAGCTCTAGTTTTGCAAACTCAAGAATTTTATCGTACTCAGATTTTTCTGGTGGGTTGTTGTTTGACATAGCAACCATCCTTTTAGTTTCTTCTTCAACAGGAAGCAACTGTGTTTCAACATTGTTTTGTTGTATGCGAGATGTGATCTCTGCTGTTTCTGCTTTAAGTTTTTCTAAAGTAGCCATAGCAGCATCAAGTTCAATTTTTTGTTTTACTTGATTAACCTGTTGTTGCTCTGGTGTTAGTTGGTTGGCTTTTCTAAGAACCTCTATAATTTGATCCCTATTAGTTAAACTCATGTTGCTAACTATAGACTCAATCAATAGTGGGTAAGCAGGTGACTCAGGTGACATAGTTTGTAACAACTGTACTAACTGAGTAACCTCATACTCACGAGCAACTACACCTAAAGAACTTGTAGCTACAAACTTATAGTCTTTAACTGGATACAACTCAGGAGTAAACTGCATATATCTGCAAGCAGCTTTTTCAATAAATGGTATTAAGAAATTTTCTTGGAAGTTTACTAAGGTACGCTTGTGTCGTTTAATAACAGCACCTAACCCCATAGAAATACCTGCTGCTGTACCTTCTCCATTAAGACCTGCTGGTACTCCATTAGAATCTATAGCACCAGTAGATTGTTGTACCATTTGTTGTAACTGTGCTGCTTGTGCAAAACTAACTTGATCTAATGAACCAAACTTAAATGGTTGTAAAACCTCGTTTGGATTACCATTAGTAAGAATGGTTTTACCTGCTCGTATATCTAACTTAGCACCTCTTGGCATACGACTAGCGTCTACTGCTAACATTGGGTGTACAGTAAGGGCAAGTGCATCAATCCTAGCACGAAGCTCTGCATCTAATGCTTTCTGTGAGTTATAACCTTTTTCACATATACCACGACCCCAAAACTTAAATGGTACTTTATCCCAAGAAAAAGCAATAACAGGTCTATCCTTTTTCATGTAAGGGTTCTTTTCAATCTTTAAGATTTCGCTTTCATTAGCAATAACCATAATGACTTCTGTGTAAGAACCTTCTTCATCACTAAGATCAACCATGTCTTGCAGTTCTTCATTTTCATCTAGCTCTTGATTCTTTAATAAGTCTGTAGGTACTAAGCCATAGTATTTAGTTAAGCGTACCATGTCATCATTGTAACCATAGACAATCTTACTAGCATCTTCTATCTCTGATTCTGATTGAACTCTACCAATCTCTACATCACGATAAATACCAGAGTCAATACCTTGTTGTACTTGATGGTGTGGAACCATCTTATCAATAGCTACACCTACAGCATCTTCTACATTAGTTGCTAATGGGTCAATCAAGAAGTTTTGTGGCATAATTGGATCTAGTCTAACAATCATTCTGTCACGTTTGTTGACACCTACTGCTGTCATCTGTCCTTCAAGTGTAGGTTGAGTAGCTGCTGTAAGCTCCTCAATCTCATCTAAGACAAGTTCTCCTATACCAGTACCAAACACAGCAGAATTAATTAAACACTCTCCTATAGAGCTTCTAGCCTTACTAAAGTGCATATCTTCCGTTAGTTGTGTTTTAAGTAACTCTACATCACTAGGATTAGGGTCTTGAAGATCATCTTTAATATCAAAGAAAGCACCACGACCAAAGGTTGCTTCTTCAATCTCAGCTACAGAAGATTCTACTGCTTGTTGTGTAGCAGGAGCAATAAGCCTAGAACGCTCTGACTCACGCATAGAGTCATTCTTATCCCATATTCCTCGCCAAGTACGATAATACTCATCAAATCTTTCTTGATAGTTTGTATTGTAATGATCTCGCCATTGATCGCACTTGCTCATTACCCAACTTTCTACTGTAGAACCTTCACTATAATCTTCATCTTTCATTGTTTTTTCCTGTTTTTAATTAATATCCAGCAGTAACGTCTAAAAGCTCATGTTCTTCATATTCCAAATCAAAAGAGTATGCACTTGCTACTAAACTTTGTAGTTGATCTACATAAGATAATGAATCAACTAAATCATCATGTACATGGCGATTAGGAAACTGAAAAAGTTGATCCATAAACTCAACATTCCACTTACCCCTGTTAAACTTAAGCGCACCTCTTTCAAGCCTTCCTTCTAAAGCTGAAGTTATCCTAGTTATCTTGTTTGTACCACCATGACTAAGTTCTTTTATAGTAAAATACATATTTCTTATCTTCATTAAATCTATTAAAGGACTTCTTATAGCTTGTTTAGCAATACCACCCTCTATTCCAGTAACAATAGGATTATATTCTTCTACAATATTAAAAAGCCTTCTTGCTGTTTCTTGAAACTGCCACCTACCATGTTGTATGTCTTTTACCCACCAACCTTTAGAATGAATTTTAACAAGACATATAGCAGTTTCATCTAATCTGACTTTTGTTTTACCACCTTCTTCAAACCCTGCCATATCGACACTAACAACCCACTCACCATCTTCAGGCTCTGTTTCAGAAAATTGTATCCACTCTTCTTTAAATATATCAGAATCTCTGGCTTCAAAGCTCGCCATATACTCTTGCCTAAACGCAAAAGACGACATAGATTTTTTTGCCATATCAATTTCATCTTTGTCCAATAAATTATTATCGTAGGAGGTAAAATGCCAAGATTCATAAGTGTCGTGTTCCTTAAGTTCTGCTAGTTTATATAAATCATAAAAATGGTTTCTGCCCATTGGTGTACCAATAAACAAGGCAGAACCTTTTTGATCTGTTAGTGCAGGTCTAAGTATTTGTTCCCAGACCGAAGGTTTCATATCAGCGTACTCATCCATTACTAAGAACTTCAGAGATACACCACGCATTGTTTCTGGTCTGTCTGCACCCTTTAACGAAATAATAGTTCCGTTAATCAATGTAATTTGTAAATTGTTTATGTGACTCTTTTTAATTACTTCGTGACCAACCTCTAGTAACACTTGCCACATAATGTCTCTTGCTTGCCCCTGTGTAGGTGCAACATAAAAGACTTGTCCTTGTTTAGCCTGTAAGGCATTAACAATAAGTAAGTAAGCAGCTAACCTAGACTTACCTGTTCGTCTACCAGCAGCCACTACTTTAAATCTTGCTTTACTATCCCAGACTTGTTGTTGCCACGGAAGTAATGATATAGCTAAATCAGTCATTAATAGTTCAACGGATTTTCTAATGCTTTAGTTATTTTTTTATCTATTCGTTCTTCTAGCTTGTACATATCAGTAGACAGCTTTTCTATAATCTTTACTTGTTGATCCATAGTCTGACGAATAGTAAGGTTTTCTGCTTGAAACACTGCTACTTGTTGCTTAATACCACTTAGGTCTGGTGCAACATAACTCATAATCTGTGCTTTCATATCTGTGTAATCTTTGTAAAACTCAAAGCCACCCCACAAACCACCTACAATACTTGTGACTAAAGGTACGATAAGTAGTAGTTTACTACCACCTACTTTGATTCCTTGATATTCTATCTCTGCCATTGTGTATTCCTTTGTGGATATTGTAAGTCTTCTAGTTTTATAAAGTTCTTATCGTTTATAAACCATCTAGCAAAAGCATTATCTACATTATCTTTACTAGGGTAGAAACTAGCTAGGTCTTTCATCTCTTGTTCAGCATAATTAAAGTCAGGTACAAAAGATATAAGTGATATTAACTGTTGCTGTACTACAATCTGTTGTTCTAGGGTAACTGCACCCTCTACTTTCTTAGCTAAAGCTACTGCTCTTTTTGATACTAAGGCTTTGAGCTTATCATTCTTTGTAATGACTTGTTTTTTCTCAGCCTTCTTCGGAGCTTGTTCGTTAGAAACTGTCTTCTTAATCGGTTGCTCCTGCTTTCTATCATTTTGTTCATCAACAGGCTTCTCCCTTTCCTCAACAACTTCTACTTCCTCTGTTGGCTCTTCTCGTTCCTCTCTTGGTTCTTCTCTTTCCTCAGGTTCTCTTTCTCTCTGGACAATTTCCGAGAAAGATTCCTCTCCCATACTTGGTTCTTCCATTTCCCTCTGTTCCAATTCACGAGGTTCAACATCATTTACAACTTCCTCTCTTCTTGGTTCAACAACTGGGGCAGAGGCTCTGGGCGTACCCTCTATTTGATAACCAGTTGTACCAGCAAAGTCAGTAATTAAGTCTGGTTGCTCTAGCACTTCACTAATAGGATTCTCACCTTCAATCCTAATAGGTTCTGGTTTTTCTTCTGTTACTTTTCTTTCTTCTCTGTCTACATAACCAGCACAAGTCTTGTCATACTGTGGGTTATACATACACTGTTGTTCTAAATACGCTTTAGCGTACCCTGTACACTCTGGGTCATAAGTAGCATCAGCATTACAAGCCTCTGTGTACAAGAATTCTGCGTAAGCCTCTGCATAATTAGGGCAAGATGGGTCATATAACGCATTAGAATCACAAAAAGCTAGGTTTAAGTTGCCAAATGTACTAGGTACTCCTTCGTATCCATTAGGATAGTAGGCTTCTTGTACTCCTTCTGACACATCTTTTGCTAAGTTTCCTGCTTCTCCTGTACTTATTGTATGGTCTTGTATGTTTACAGCAGTGTAATCTACAATATAAGTACCATCTTTTTTAATCTGTAGCTCAAAGGTGTTTAATCTAGTAGCATCATAGAATTCTGCTAGGTTTTTCCACCTGTAAGTCTGTTGTGAGGTATCACCTTCTGTAAATAACCCACTGTTTCCTTGTTCTAAGTCTATTAAGTCTGTCCATAATGGGGCTATAGCGTATCCGTACCTACTAATATCTGTACCATCTTCAGACATTTTAACCAAGTCAAGACCTTGACAGCACCAGTGGCTTTCTACTTGACTATCTGTTGGGTTACGAAAACCAACTACACCATTTGTAAACATATAAGAGGTTTCAAACTCTTCACCATAAAAAGGAAATACAAACTGTAATGGTACTTCTGCATAACCATCATCAGATACAGTAGTCTGATTAGGGCTAGTTAGCTTAACCTCATCACAGTAAGAATAGGAGCATAGCGAGAGTAACAATACCGCTAGCAATCCAACCTTGACGCTCTCTGACATCTTGTTTTGTTTCCAATATTATGGGTTCTGGTATTAACTCAGGGTTAAGTACCCACTTCTTAGCTGCTGCTGTACCTATCTCACCTAAGAACGGACAAGGAGTTCCTGCCATACCCATTGCATCATAGACTCTTCTGTCTTGACATAAAACTGATACTGCTGCTACCTTCATACCCATATCGTATAAAGTCTTAGAAATCTTTAATCGTTCACAGTTCTCATCTCGTACTGTCTCACCTGTAGACACACCTAAGATTTGTGTTTGTATTGCTCCACTGACCCCTGATGTACATATATCAGACGAAGAACCACCAATAGAAGGACTAATAGCAGAGGGTGGTGGGGATATAACTACTGTTCTACCTTTTGATTTAACATCTGATTCAGAGTTAGTTGTAGTGTTTACTTCTGTAACTGCATTAGCTTCACTAGGTATCATCACACAAAGAAATAAACCTAAGAAGTAAATAAATATAATTCCCCAAAAGACGTTATCACCTTTATTCATTCTCTATGACCTCTCCACCTATAGGGGTTATCTCTCCACCTACACCAGTAATGGTTATGTTTACTGCTGACCTACCACCACCCATCTGGCTTTTTTCAAAGTACGATAAGGGCATTAATCTATCTACTAATAACTTCCATGCTGCTGCTTGGTTCTTATGGTCATCATCTAAAGCAGCATTAAGAATACTGTCTAAAACCCTACGAGATTTAGGAGAGGCGAGTAATCTAGCTTTGTATTCTTTGATAGCATCAGCATCACCTTTAGGTCTGCCAACTTTGTTCCTGTTGCCTTCTTTTTTAGAATCAACCAAAGACTTTTTAGGTCTACCAGCTTTTCTTTTAACTTCCGTCACTTCTTCATCATCTTAGTCAAGGATTGAACACCGAATGAAGCAGCAAATACAATACCAACTGCTGTCTTATAGAAATCAGGCATAGCTTCTAGGGCTGTGAAACCTCTCATTACTATGTCTTCGTT